TCGGTCTACGTACCGCACGCCATTGACACCACAGTCTTTAAGCCCACTGAGAAGTTTGACGCTGGCGGCAGGCGGATGACGGGCCGAGAGTTCATGGAGATACCTGGCGGCGAATCGTCGTTCGTGGTCGGCATCAACTCAGCGAACAAAGGCGGCAGGCAAGGCCACAACCGCAAGGCTTACCCCGAGATGTTCTTGGCCTTCGGCATGTGGGCGCAGAAGCGCAAGGACGCTGTGCTCTACGTCCACACCGAGGACAAAGGCGCCATGGGCGGCATTAACTTGCGCGAACTCGCGCAGGCCTGCGGCATCCCTGAAAGCCAGATTCGGTTTGTGGACCAGTACGCCTACCGCACGGGCATACCGCAGAACATCCTGGCGGCCACCTACACCGCCATGGACGTGCTGCTGCAGCCGTCACTAGGCGAGGGTTTTGGCATCCCAGCCATTGAGGCGCAGGCCTGCGGCACGCCCGTCATTGTCAATAACGCCACGGCACAACCCGAGCTGTGCGGCGATGGCTGGATCTGCGAGGGCCAGCCGGTGTGGGACGAGGCGCAGAAGTCCTGGTGGCTGACGCCATCGGTTCCCAGCATCATCGAGAACCTAGAAGCCGCCTACCAGCGAGGCCAAGGCCGCAGCACTGAGGCCATCAAGTTTGCCAAGGACTACGACGCCGACAAGGTGTTTGCTGAGTACTGGGTGCCGGCGCTGGAGATCCTGTCGTGATCGCCTGGCTGACGCACCATCTGCCGCGCAGGTCAAGTGCTGCCTGGCATTTACCGGGTGAGCATGTCGGTGGCGCTGAGATGACCGACGCCGCCATGGCTGAGCGAGCACCCAAGCCAGTGACTTGGTTGAGTCCTCAGCATTGGGAGAAGGCGCTGGACGCTGACCGCATCATTGTGACGGGCACCGACCTGCTGACCGACGAGGCCATGCAGGCGCTGGCTGCACGCAAGCCGCTGGTCTGGGTGCACCACCAGCAGCAACCATCAAAAGCGCGCCAAGCCTTGTTTGCTGCTGCCGACCCGTTTGTGTGCATGTCCCAGGCGCACGCCGACATTGAGGCTGCCTGGTGCGGCACAAAAGCGCAGGTGTGTCACGGCTGGATTGACGTGGCCGCCTTAACGGTCGCAGCCGACGACAACCGCAACGGCCAGGCCTTGTGGGCTGCACGCAACCATCCGCAGAAGGGCAAGATTGCGGCACGCATTTGGGCACGCGAGCGCAGCCTGCAACTGACGGAGATGCACGACAAGCCGCGCAGCGAGGTGCTGGACGCCATGCTGAGGCACACCTGGTTTGTGTTCTTGCCCAAAGGATTTGATGCCTGCCCGCGCACGTTGATCGAGGCCGAGGCTGCTGGCTGCCATATCGCCACCAACGAGAACGCTGGACGGCGTGAGCCGGGCGACCTGCTGACTGTCATGGCAAACCAAGCCGAGCGGTTCTGGGGCTGGCTGTGAGCGTCGTGGATTCCTTCACCCGAGGCAACGCCGAGCAGTATATGAAGCGCGGCACGTACATTCCCAGTGTTGGTGTCGTCACCACGGTGCACACCTACCACCATTTCCTAGAGCGCTGGGCAGCTGGCGTGCGAGGATTGCAGGACAAGCCCGACCGCATCGTCATTGCTGCCACCTCGCCCGACGAGGTGCGCAAAAACCTTGACGGCAAATTGAACGATTACAAGGTGGTGCAGGCCCAGGAGCCGTTCGGCTTGGGCGCCTACCTCAACACAGCGATTGACGCCTGCCGCACCAACATCATTGTGTGGATTGGGGTGGACGACCGCTACCGACCTCAAGCGCTCAACGGTCTGCGCTTTATGGACGCCGACGTGATCGGCATGGGGATGCAGTACCCCAGCGGTCGTCGCTGGATGCCTGCGGCTCCTACCGCCGAGCAAGTGTTAAAGGTGCAAGAAAACCTACTGCCGTGCGGCTCGGCGTTCCATCGCAAGTTTTGGGCGGCGCGTCCGTTCCAGCCTGACCTGGCGCCGTTTGAGGATTGGGCGCTGTGGGTTGGCTTTGCTGCCCTTGGCGCACGGTTCGCCACGACCAACCGCATTGACTTCGACTACAGCCAGCACGGCGACCAGATCGTGCCGCCGATGGAACCAACCCGCACACGTATTGCGGAATGGGCGAAAGGATTGCCATGACGCTGTACGCCAGCACCGCCGACATCAAAGCGGCCTTGCGCGTCACCGACAATGTGGACGACTCACTCATCAACATGGCCGGGTCGGCTGCCTCGTCACTCATTGACGGCTACTGCGGGCGCACGTTTGGCACGGTGTCTGAGGTTCGCTACTTCGCGCCAGACAACGGCTACCTGCTGCAGATTGACGACCTGGCCGGCACGGCGATCACGGTGGAGTCCAGCACCGTCAGCGACCAAGTTTTTGACGTGACGTGGGCCGCGACCGACTACCAGCTGGAACCGTTGAACGCCTACGCAGACGGCCTGAACTGGCCCTACACGCGGCTGCGCGCCATCGACGTGCGGTTGTGGCCTTACGCCTGGGGCGAGGCCACGGTGCGCATTACTGGCAATTGGGGCTGGCCGGCGATCCCGGCGCAGATCACCCAGGCCGCTGTCATCCAAGCCATGCGCATCTTCAAGCGCCTTGACTCACCGCTTGGTGTTGCAGGCTTTGGCGACCTCGGCGCTATGCGCGTGTCTAAGGGCTTAGACCCTGATGTGGCCCAACTAGTCGCCCCCTTTGTCAAACACGTCGGTGTTGCCTGATGGCGACGATCTCGGCTATCCGCACAGGCATCGCCACCAACCTGGCGGCCATCTCGGGCTTGCGTACAGCGGCGACGATGCCCGACCAACCGAACCCACCCATCGCCATCGTCATGCCGCAAAGCGTGTCTTTTGACACCGCCTACGGGCGCGGCTTGGACACCTATGAGTTTGTGGTGCTGACCATCGTTGGTCGAGTTGATGAGCGCACCGCCCAAAACTTGCTGGACGGATACTGCAACCCAACAGGAGCCACCAGCATCAAGACCGCCATTGAGTCCGACCGGACGCTTGGCGGCGAAGTGCAGGACCTGCGCGTAACCGAAATGCGCAACTACTCGTCAGTGCCAGTGGGTGAGATCACCTACCTGGCTGCCGAGTTCGTTGTGACTGTCTACGCAACCTAGAAAGAAGGGCAACGACATGGCCAAGTTCGTGGCTACCGACTACAGCATCACCATCAACGGTGACGACTTCAGCACCTCGCTGGCGTCCGTTGATCTGTCCATTGAATCCGACGACGTGGAAACCACTGCCTTTGGCGGCGAGTGGCGCACTCGCGTGGGCGGCCTCAAGAGTGCCAGCCTGACGCTTGACTTCCATCAGGACTTTGGTGCCTCGAGCGTGGATGCCACGCTGTACCCGCTGCTCAACACCATCGCCACGGTCGTCATCAAGCCCACCAGCGGCTCGGCCTCGGCTACCAACCCGAGCTACACCGCCGAGTGCCTGGTGAACGCCTATCAGCCGTTTGCTTCCTCAGTCGGCGACCTTGCCACCTTGTCGGTGACCTGGCCGGTGTCGGGCACCGTCACTCGGGCCACGGCCTAGTCCCAACCCTTAGCCCCCTGCAAAGGAGTCCTGCACCATGATGAAGGTTGCCCTGCACGTTGATTATGACGACGGGTCGGGCGTAGACGTAGACGCGACTGCGCCCGACCTGATCGCCTTTGAACGCAACTTTGACAAGCCTTTCACGGTATTTGCTGACAGCCTGCGCCTTGAGTATCTGGTCTGGCTTGCTTGGCATACCTTGAAGCGCACCAGCAACACCACCCTGCAGTTTGACCCCTGGGTGGATACGGTTGCGGGCATCGCCCTTGGTGAAGCGGTGGACCCAGTCCCTTTGGAGAGTCAAGCGCCCACTGGCTCCTAGTCCACTTGGCATACGAGTGGCGGGTGTTGCCGAGCGATTTGGCTAACGAATCGCCACGAATGTTGGCGACCATGTACCGCTATCTGCGCTGGCGGGCTGGTGAACAGCGGAAGGCGGCGAGTAAGTAATGCCTGCTGGTGTCAATGTCAGGGTTGAGGGCGCGGCCCAGAAAATTGAACAGATATTCCGCTTTGATAAAGAACTGTGGAAAGAGATACAAAGCGGCGTCAAGGACGCAGCATCGAGCACCAGGGCTGGAGCCAAGGCGAACTACCCAGACAACGGCCTGAGTAACTGGGGGCCGTGGTTGGCAGCGGGTAGTGGTCGAGACTTGAGCTACGAGGCGGCTGCCGTCCGTTCAGGTGTTCGCGTTGGATTCCGCAGCAGGCGCAGACAAGGGTTTAGGCAGATCAGCGCCCAGGTCTACAACAAGAACCCAGCAGGTGCCATCTATGGCCTGGCTGGCAGCCGCAACCGTAGTGGTGATTTCTTCAACACCAACCTCAACCGCAAGCGCGGCGGCTCAACAACATCACGCGGCAACAGTATGTGGCCTCGCGCTTTGACGCCAGCCTGGACTAACAACGTTCAAGAAGCCAGGCGCGAAATAGCCAGAGTAGTTGAGCGCGCCATTGCCAAAGTCAATCGTTAGGAGTTCCCGTGGCTCGTAGTTACGGCGGCATCAATGTCAAGATTGACGGCGACTACAACAACAAAGACATCAAGCGCGCCATTGGCGATCTCAAAGCCCTAGAAACTAACGCACAGCAAACACAGTCCAAGTTCGGCGCAATGTCCAAGGGCATGAAGATCGCCGGCGCAGCCATCGCCGCTGCCGCTGCTGCTGCTGCCTACGGTGTTGTGCGATTTGCCGGCGAAAGCATTAGCGCCGCCAGTGATCTTGAGGAATCGCTGAGCAAGGTGCGCACCGTCTTTGGTGACGCATCAGGCTCTGTTGAGACCTTTGCCAAGGACGCCGCCGTCAATCTCGGTTTGTCGGAGCAGGCAGCCCTTGAGGCCACGGGCACCTTTGGCAACTTGTTCACCGCCATGGGTATCAACGCTGGCAAAGCGGCGGGACTGTCCACCGAGGTTGTGCAACTCGCTGCTGACCTTGCCTCGTTCAACAACATTGACGTACAGGAAGCCATTGTTGCTTTGCGCTCTGGCCTGGTCGGTGAGACCGAGCCGCTGCGCCGCCTGGGTGTCAATCTGTCTGCAGCACGCATTGAGGCTTACGCACTAGAGAGCGGCCTGGTTGCTACCAAGGGCCAGCTCGATGCAGCGACCAAGGCTCAGGCTGCCTGGGCACTAATTACGCAAGATGCTGCAACTGCGTCTGGTGACTTTGCTCGGACCTCCGATGGACTTGCTAACACGCAGCGGACATTGAAAGCAGCTGTTGATAACGCTAGCGCGAGCGTCGGAACTGGGCTTGTCAAAGCCTTAGAGTCCTTTGTTGATTCCGCCGGAGGCCCACAGGGCGCGGCGGAAACAATTGAGGTGCTCGGCGAGCGCCTTGGTTTGTTTGTTGAAGGTGTTGCCATTGCAGTAAGCGGCGTTAATGACCTTGAGGTCAGTATCAAGCGACAAAACAGGGTCTTGGATGTCGCCACGGACAACTACAAGCGCGCTGGTGGTGGAATACTCGGCTTTGCTGATGCGGTTGTTTCGGCTCAATCTTCTGGCCAAAACATCTTTACTGCGGTTGCGACTGGATTTCAGGCAATTGCACAAGAAGCAAGAGACGCTGCGGCAGCCCAAGAGGCTATGGCTGCGGTTATGTCTGGCTCAGTTAAGCCCGCCGATCACCTTGCTAACTCATTAGACAATCTGCGCGCAAAGACAGATGCCGCTAACGATGCTGCCCGCGCCTACGTCGAGCAGACCGGCGTGCAGTTGTTCCAGATCCAGGCCGCCAACAAGACTTACCGTGATGCTGGTGTGCGGGCACATCGCATGGCTGAGGACACCCGCGAGGCTGCTGAGGCTGCTGACAAATTGACGAGGTCCACTGGGGCCTCCGCTCGCAGCGCCGACAAAATGCGCATTAACTTTAATGCTGCAGCCAAGGATTTTGGTGACGCCAGCGTCAGCATTGAAGGCAATGCCGTCAAGGTGTCGCAGGCTGTCGGCACGGCGTTTGAGGCGCGCACAAAGGTGTTCCGAAACATCGTCCAAACCCAGATTGGCATTATTCAGCAGGCCACAGCAGAGTTGGATTCCTACGCCGACAGCGTCACTAACACCATTCTTGGCAGCCTTGACTTCTCCACCACTGACGCTGAGGGCAACCCAATGACGCCGGAGCAAATATTCCAGGCAATCATGGGCGACATTGACAACCGCGAAGCGGCAGTGAAGGCCATCGCTGAGTCCAACATTATGACGCGGCTGCCTGAGGCCTTGGCGCAAAAGATCCTGACGCTGCCACCTGATGCCGCCGTTGCGCTGGCCAACTACTTCAGCGCCAACCCCGAGCAGTTGGCCCAGTTGGACAAGAACTATCAAGATTTGGCAACTGCCACGCAAACATTACTTGGCATCCCCATGGCTGAAACCTTTGCCACCATTGGTGACCAATCTGCGGTGAACATGATCACCAATGCACGCGAGCGCATCGGTAAGGCTGCCGACAAGTTCAAGAGCTATGTGCAGCGCAAGTTGTCCACCACCATCACTGTTGGTGTGCGTTATCACGCGCTCAATAGCCTGCCCGGTGTCGGCGGTGGCAGCATTGACGTGCAGGGCGCCGCCAATGGTGGGGCGATCAGCGCTGGCGTGCCGACGCTGGTGGGCGAGCGTGGCCCTGAGTTGATCTTGCCCAGCGTAAACTCAACTGTGGTGCGTAGCGAATACATGCCACGCGGCGGTGGCTCCACCATCAACCTGACGATCAACGCCGGCATGGGCACTGACGGTGCTGAGGTTGGCCGCCACATTGTTGAGGCGTTGAAACAATATGAGCGCCGCAACGGGGCTGTGCCGATTAGGACTGCCTGATGGCTGCACCAACTGTCAAGGTTGAGATCGCCTTTGACTTGTCAGCGGCAGGGCAGGGTAACTTCTTAACCTTGGACGATCCCGTGCGGGGTGAGTTGGGCAACGCCACTTACCCACTGGCGGGGGACACGTTGCAGGACGTGTCTGAGTATGTGCGCTCGATTAGGTGGCGCCGTGGCCGCAGTAATGCCTTGGAGCGTTTCCAGGCTGGCGCATGTGATGTGACTCTAGATAATCGCACGCGCCTGTTTGATCCCACGGCAGGCACCGCTGTTTCGCCTTACGGCGTCAGCCTGAAGCCGCGCAAAGAAATTGTCGTCACATTAGATGACCAAACAGAGTTTGTCGGTCAAGTCGAAGATTGGGACCTGGCCTACACGGTCAGTGGCGACTCCACAACATTGGCCAAAGCGGCTGATGGCTTTGCACTGCTAAGTCAGCAAACGATCAGCCCGCACCTGGCTACAGCACAGACAACCGGGCAGCGCGTCGCAGCGATTTTGGACCGAGCCGAGATTGGCTGGTCGGGTGCGCGTCGTGACATTGACACAGGCTTAGCTGACTTGGTGGGGGAGAACATTGGCGGCACCACATCGCCAGCCCCCGTGAACGCTTTGACGTACCTGCAGCGAGTTGAGGCTGACGAGCCTGGTGCCTTATTTATTGCCAAGAATGGTTTTCTGACGTTCAGGCAGCGCACCGATCTACAGCAGGTGACCACGGTGTCCTTTGCCGATGACGGCACGGGGGTGCCATTCACCACTATTGCGGTCGAGTACGGCACCGAGCAGTTGCGCAACAGTGTTGAGGTGTCTCGCCTGAACGCCGGAACCGCTGTTGCCTCAGATGCAGCCAGCCAGGCTGACTATGGCGTCATTGCTTACGAGCAGCGCGACAGTTTGCTGGACTCTGCCACCCAGGCGCAGTCGCTCGCTGACTGGCTGGTGAACCTGTACGGCCAGCCTCAGCTGCGCATCAACGAGGTTGGGTTCGTACTTAATTCTCTCAGCCCATCCCAGGTTTCGGATTTGCTTTCGCTGGAGTTGGGCGACGCTGTGCAGGTGGTTTACACACCTAACGGCATTGGCGATCCGATTGACCGCTACGTGGCAATTGACAGCATTGAGCACGAGATCTCACCAAGTCAGCACCGAATGGTCTTTGGCTTGTCTCAGACCATCGGCGCGTTTGTGCTCAATTCGGATGTCTTTGGTGAGCTTGATGACGACATTCTCGGTTTCTAGGTAAGGAGAACCATGGCGGCATTTACCCCAGGCGAGGTTTTAACGGCCTCCAACCTCAACGACGCGATCAACGGTCCGACGTTGAACGCGCAGACGGGTACGGCGTACACGCTTGCGGCGACGGATACGGGGAAACTTGTGACGTTGTCTAATGCGGCGGCTATCACGGTCACGGTTGAGCCGGAGGCTACGGTGGCGTTCACCGCTGGCGCTGCGGTGGGTATCGCTCAGTTGGATGCCGGTCAGGTGACGATCACTGCTGGGTCGGGTGTGACGATCAATGGTGGGTCGGCGTTGACGGGTCAATACTCGGCGGCGCAGTTGTATTACTTGGATTCGGATACGTGGCTTGCGGTGGGTGATTTCGCGTGACTTTGTTTCACGCGCTCGGTCCGTTCGCGTCGAGTGGTGGTGTGGTTGCTGCTCCCGGCATGGTGCTGATGAAGCCAACCTCTATCGCGCATAGCGGTACGTCTGCGACGCTTGGTGCGAATGGTCAGGTGACGTTCACTGGGGTTACGTCGTTGTCGTTGAATGGGTGTTTCACGGCTGACTTTGATAACTATGTGGTGAGTTGGCAATCAACGACTGGTGAGCAAGTCAATTTCCGCATGAGAGCAAGCGGTACAGATAACTCCACGGCAAGTTCGTATGTTCGTCAACAAATAGCCGCAAGCGGCACAAGTGTTTCAGCGGTGCGCATTACTGACGATAAGGGTGCATCCTTCCTTAGCGCAAGTACGCAGGCGGCAGGAAGTTGGTTTTCAATTTACGGTCCGTATCTAGCGCAACCAACTGCTACTCGTGGAGTGAACGCTTGGGATTCGCTAAACGCTCGCATCAATGATCAGGCTTGCACTCATAATCAGTCAACAAGTTATGACGGTATTACTTTCTTTACCAATGTAACAGCGATGAATGGTACTTTGACGGTGATGGGGGTGCGTTCCTAATGGCTGCTGGTGATGGTCTTATCTCTATGACCCCAACGAGTATCGCTGTGGGTTCGGGTACGGCGAGTATTAACGCTGATGGTGGTGTGGATTTCTCTGCGGTGACGAGCCTGTCGTTGAATGGTGTGTTCACGGGTGACTACGACAACTACTTGATTTCAATTGCGCCGATAACAGCAAGCGGTACTGTCGGTTTGCGCTACACATGGAGAGCATTGGGAACGGACGCGACAGGCTCCGACTATTACGAACAGCGAATCGTGGCAGACGGTTCAAGTGCTACGGGTGCTCGTAATGGTCCGTCTACTTCGACTCGCATTTCAACGATAAGCACAGGACGACAAGGGTATTCGTTCCATGCCTATGGTCCATATCTGGCGCAGCCAACTGCGGCGCGGTCAGTGACTATTGACTCGCAATCATCGGCGTTGATCTATGACATCGCTTCCACGCATGGTTTGTCTACGTCGTATGACGGAATAACGATTTATCCGGCGAGTGGCACGCTCACTGGCACCGTTCACGTTTTCGGATACGAGGAATAGGCATGGCTGAGATTGCTGGGTTGAAACTGATCGTGCCGTCGTCGGTCGCTGGTTCTGGTGTGTCGTTGAGTGGCGCGAAGGTGACGTTCACGGCGGCGACGAGCGTGAGCGTGAACGGTGTGTTTGACAGCACCTACGACAACTATTTGATTGTTTTTCTTGGAAAGGTGTCATCTGACGGCCAAGGATTGTCGTGGAAATTGAGAGGATCTGGAACAGACACAACTGATTCAAACTATGCACGGCAGTATTTACAAGCAAATAACACCACTGTCGCTGGTGGTAGAGCGACAGGACAATCATCTATTGGTTTGGTACCGATCTCTGGTATCCAAGACGTAGGCACACATCTTTACTGGTATGGACCCGCCATAGCGCAACCAACTGCTGGCAGAAGCGTCACGGCTCCGTACCAATCGCTTACTGATTACGCATGGACTCATTCCACATCAACGTCTTATGACGGTTTTAGTTTTATTGTGAGTGGTGGAGCAAACGTTACCGGCGCTCTCTGCGTATATGGACTTAGCCAATAACCCTGAAAGGAATAAGCATGGAACCGTGGACAATCACCACCACCTACCCCGACGGTAGGACAGAGGAACGCCTCGCTACCGCTGAGGAGGTGGCGCAACGTGAGGCGGATATTGCTGCTGCTGAGGCGCAGCGGGTGGCTGAGGAGGAGGCTGAGGCGGCGCGCTTGGCGGCGCGTGCTTCCGCTGAGGCTAAACTGGCGGCGTTGGGTTTGACGAGCGACGAGATAGCGGCCATCTTGTAATGAACCCCGCAGAAATCATTGGCATTGTTGTCGCGTGCATCGCTATCTTGTCGGCGATCCTTGGCGGCATGTTGTGGTTGATTCGTGCGCAAGTGGCTATGCAGAAACAGTTTCAACCTAACGGTGGTCAGAGTGTGCGTGACAGCCTGAACCGCATCGAGAGTGATGTGCGTCGGGTGGCTGAGAAAGTTGATGACCATATTGAGTGGCATATGGATCAGCGCTAGACCTAACTAACCCAGGCCCCCACAACCGTGGGGGCTTTTGTTATGCCCGAGACCTGCGGAGGTAGATATGTGGGCGTTGTCATTCTGGAAGCAGACCGCCGAGCGGGCGATCAAGACCGCAGCCCAGGTGGCGCTGTCGTTCTTCGTCGTCGGCCAGACCGGCATCTTGGATGTGGACTGGCAGCAGTTCGCCTCGGTCACCGCACTGGCAGCTGCCGCCTCAGTGCTGACCTCGCTGGTGTCCAGTGGTCTGAATGATGCCGAGAACCCCAGCGCTGTGTGGGTGACCGATGATGAGGTTTGACGAGCACCTGGAGAAAGCGCTGGATAAGCGCCTGCCAGGCAAGGTCGTCTACATGGACGGCTGGCGCAAGGTGCAGCGGATGAAATGGCCGCGCAAGCGCGTGCCCGTGGCGTTGATGGTGCACCACACTGCCGGCGCTGCGACCACTAGCCGCAACCCCAACAACCCTGGCAACCAGAAGGGTGCCAACGCCGGCATCATCAACTTTGTGCAAAACCACTACCGCGTGCCTGCCGCTAACTTCACGCTGGACCGTGACGGCACGGTGTACGTCCACTCTGCCTGGCCGGTCTGGCACGCTGGCCGTGGCTCGTTCAAGGGCGTCAAGCGCTTTGCTCGGCTCAACGTTCCCGA